TATTACTGGTAATAATACATATTACGAGGTTCAAATTCATAAAGAAGTTGGTTCGTTTAATGCTGGTGTATCTACTGTAAATGTTGAAGGTGGAACTGTAGGTTCAGAATCTACTTTAGAAATATTCATTCCGGGTTATGATATTGAGAGACGTGATTTCGTAAGCCTAATCGCAAAAAATGAGTTAGATATTATCGTTGGTGACAATGATGGTAAATATTTTTTAATGAATAGAGCTAATTTAGTAAAATCTGATACTAATTTCGGAAAATTAATAGGTGATAGTAAAGGTTCACTTATGTCATTTAATTGCAAACAAACTAAAGACTGTCAAGAGGTAGATGCAGCTGTAATAGCGGTGTTGAATCCAACAGTATAAATAATCTTCTTACCTTTAACTTAAATGTTAATTAAACCTAGCGGTCCTCGTTAGGTTTTTTTTATGAAACAAAATGGAATAATACATTATTTAATAATAAAGTAAAAATGATTTATTTACAAAATAATAGCGATAACGAAATTTATGTTACTTTCAATGAAACAACATTAAGTGGCACTGGAGAGTACTTATTAAATATAACTAATGAAGGAGCTAATAAAGAATTCTATTGCGTTGTTTCAGCTGAAACAATAACTGATAGATATGATTTAATTAACCTACCATTAACCGGTACCTCAAATTACTTTTATTCAATCCCATTACAGAAGAGTGGGTTTTATAAATACAATGCATATGAACTATATTCCGGAATAACATCTGGTATAACAAGTGAAATGTTATCCGGTAATACAATCGATATAAGCACTGCGTGTACATCAACTGTTATATTAGAAAGCGGTTGTTTTGATGTTAGTGGAGATAGTTTAAATAATGTGGTAGTTGGTTATACACCTACTAATAATGGTTATATATCATATAAATAAAAATATATTATGGAAGAAAAAAATAAATATAAGTTAATTACAAATGACTTTGAGAAAGTAGATTATCAATATGGTGAATTTAATAAGCCATATAAGAAGTACACATACTGGGGTTTCGATAACTTACAACCAAATCGTATGTTATCACTTATGAATAATTCGGGAATGCATTCTAGTATCATCAAAAGGAAGTCACAATTAACCTCAGGTGCCGGTTGGAAATCAAATGAGGCAAATAAAGTATTCATTGAAAACGTAAATGGTACCGAGGATTTAAATGATATAGCCAATAAATTATCATATGATATTTGGCTACAAGGTATTTGTTTTATTAATGTTATACACTCAGATGATGGTTCAATAGCTCAAATAGAGCATATACCAGCTGAATGTGTACGTATAATTGAAGAAGATGATTACAAATACTATGAAGTATCTAAGGATTGGAATGATGTTAGAAAAAACAAACCAATTCCTTTCGCACCTTATAACCCTGATGATAAAGAAAATAAAGTTCAAATACTAGAAGTTAAACAATACGTACCCGGACATTATATATATAGTTCTCCATCATATATTGGTGGTTTACGTTGGATTGAAATTGATAGTGCCATTAGTGCATATCATTTATCTTCAATTGAGAGAGGATTTTCAGGTAGTTTTATGCTTACTTTCCTTGAAGGAAAACCAACTGATGAAGAAGAAAGGTATTTATATGAATCAATTAAGAAATCACTTACTGGACAAAAGAATGCCGGTGAGATGCTTTTAAATTTCGCAGAGTCTCTTGAATCAGCACCAAAATTGGAACCTATCCCATTAAATGATAGTGATAAGAAGTATACACAATTAATGAATATCATAATTTCAGAGATTATGTCTACTCATCAACTTACAGCACCAGAATTAGCTGGGATTTCAACCCCATCGAAATTGTCTTCTGCATCAGAAACTGTAGATGCAGAAATTAGGTTCTTCGAAATTACGATAGAACCAGTACAGAAATTAATTGAGAGAGCTTTTACTAAGTTATCAACTATTAACGGTAGTGGTGATATGAAACTAATTGATGTTGTAACTAAAAACACTTTAGATACAGCTGCTGACACAAACAATAACAACCCAGAAATAATTACAGAATAATGACAAAAGTTATATTTATAACACCCGAAGATTTTCGTGAAAATACAGTAGTTGAGGATAATGTGGAATCTGATATCATCATCCAACAAATAGTTATAGCTCAGGACCTAGAAATCCAACCATTAGTTGGAACTGATTTATATAATCGACTAATGACTGATGTATCCGGTGGTACAGTTACTGGTGATTATCTTACTTTACTTGAGGAATACGTTTTACCAACACTTTTACAATACACACTTTACAACATAACACCATATATTCATTATTCTTTCACGAATAAATCGATATCTGTTAAGGATTGGGATGAGGGTGAACCTATTGATAAGGATGAGTTAATTTACTTAAGGAATAACATATTAAACACTGCTGAATGGTACGGTAAAAGATTGGTAGATTATCTATGTGATAACTCTACTCTATTCCCTGAGTACTCAACGAATTCAGGTAGTGATATATCACCATCAACTAAAACATTTAAATCATCTATATTCACACCAAGACCAAATCAAGATGGTTGTAGTAGTTTATATTAAGCAATGAAACCATCACCAGAGGCCATAAGAAAGGCTCTAAGACGTGCTATGCGTGAAATTGACCTACAGGACCAAACAGGGTGGTGTAGTGTTAATAGGCCATATAAGAATTACAAACAATACAATCGCAAAAACAAACATAAATTTCAAACTAAGTAACAACGAAATGCTACTCAACGAACATAAAACTATTAGACATATGTTAGGTTTTCACTCACTAAAAGATTTTGGTACTACGTTAATCATACTAAACCAAAAAACATTTATACTTGCAATCATTGCGAGTATAACCACATTCATAACCAATTATATATATGATGATGCATCAGCAGTTTATTTTATGATGTTATTAATTTTACTGGATTTTATTACCGGGTGTTGGAGTGGTATTAAAAATAAGAACTTCAAATCAGAAAAACTTCAACGTATAGTGGTTCCACTGGTACTTTACCCACTTATCTTAGCGATATGTTGGAATATGGCTAAGTACTCTACAATCTATTCTATACTACCTTCAATAGCGTATGCGTTATTCATTGGTACTCTAAGTACTAGTTTATTTGAGAACTTTGTTAAACTAGGTTTAATTGAAGCTGAATTGATGTATAAGATAAAAGATAAGATAACAGATTTACTAAAGAAAAAGAAATAGATATGAGAATTAAAGGTAAGAATGTTGATGATTATAGTGAGATGAATCATATTAAAGATGTTGTTGATATGCTTCGTGATTATGTTAAAGTTGCTAAAACAGAAGTAAAGAAATTTGGTGAAGTGATGAGCCCGATTTTTTTAGTTGAGGAAATGCTTGATACACTACCTTATGAAGTATGGACAAACCCTAATTTAAAATGGTTTGACCCAGTAAACGGGGTTGGGACTTTCTTTTCCGTTGTTGTTGAAAGATTGATGAAAGGTTTAGTATCTTTTGAACCAGATGAGAATAAAAGATACAAGCATATTATAGAGAATATGATATATGCTTGTGAGTTACAAGCAAAGAATTTATTCTTATATTTACATACTTTTGACCCGAAAGATGATTATGTTTTAAATGTATATAACGGAAGTTATTTAGATGAGGGTTTTGATAAGCATATGGAATTCTGGGGTGTTGATAAGTTTGATATTATTGTTATGAATCCACCATATAATGATGGAAGCAAAAATAGAGGTTCTGCTCACGTTTTGTGGGATAAGTTTGTTATTAAAACAATAGACCAATTGGTTGAGGGTGGTTATCTTGTTGCTGTTCATCCAAGCGGTTATAGAAATGTTGGTGGTGGTTTCAAGAATGTACAAACGATTTTAAAATCAAAACAAATGTTATATCTTGAGATTCATAATGAAAAAGATGGTTTAAAAACTTTTGGTGCTGAAACTCGTTATGATTTCTATTGTCTTCACAACGTACCTAATACAATGTTTACTAAAATAAAATGCCAAGATGGTACAATAGAAAGGGTTGACCTTTCAAAAATGGAATTTATACCTAATGGAATGTACAAGACACTTGGAAATTTAATTGCTAAAGATGGTGAGGAAAAAGTAAATGTGCTTTATAATTGTAAATATCATATTCAAAAAGAATATGTATCTAAAGAGCAATCTGAAGAATTTATATTCCCAGTTGTTTATATGATACCAAAAACCGGTACACCTAAATTGAGGTATTCAAATACAAAAGAACATGGGCATTTCGGTATACCAAAACTAATTTGGAGTAATGGGCGAATAATATCAGTTGGTAGTCATATTGATACAAACGGAGAATATGCGTTAACAGAATTTTCATATGGTATAATTGATACACCAGAAACACTACCACACATTAAAAAAGCGTTTGATAGTAAAGAATTTCGTACTTTAATGGAAGCTTGTGCTATTGGTGATATGTCAATTAATCGTAAAGTAATTGCTACTTTCCGTAAAGATTTTTGGAAAGAGTTTCAATATTAAAAATGATAACAGAATTACTAAAGAAAAAGAAATAGATATGAGAAATAAATTAGGAGTTAAATGTGTTCATTGTGGATTAAAATATTATCCCGGGTAT